AGAAAAGACCTTTATTGCAAATCTTAAAGACAGAAGAATTAGACAAAATCGCACATGCCCTTATTTGGCCTATTGAATCAAATCGTAGGTATTTTGTTTGTGAATGCTGTGGCTCTTATGTTAATCGTGGTTACTGCTTAAAGTGTAGAGGAAATCGTAAGGAAACTGAATAATGTCAGGGAAGCTACCTGAAAACCGGATGAAGATTAAGGCGATTTTACCGTACTTTGGAGGCAAGAGAAATTTGGCGCCGAGGATTGTCGAGATGCTGGGCGATCACCGGGTATACTGGGAGCCGTTCTGCGGGTCCATGGCGGTCCTCATGGCAAAGCCGCCCTGTGTAATGGAGACGGTAAACGACCTTCATAAGGACCTGATTAATCTTGCTCGTGTCATCCAGGACGTGAAATTAGCCAACAGACTATACAGGAAAATGCGGCGGACCTTAATGCACGAGCAGCTATTTCGTGAAGCGGCTGAAAGATATAAACAGAGAGGTTATTATAAAAATCTCGATTCGCCGGATTTCGACAGGGCCTATGAATATCTTTTACTTTCCTGGCTTGGCAGAAACGGTGTTACCGGCACACATAGTTACAATCAGGGATTCTGCGTCCGGTATACGGCAAACGGTGGACATGCAGCCAAAAGATTTCAGTCGGTCATCGATTCGATATATGCCTGGCGGAGAAGGCTCGCTAATGTTACTATCCTTGACCGCGATGCCTTCGAGCTGCTGGAGCGCATCGATGACAAAAAAGGCACTGTAATATATATCGACCCGCCCTACATAAAAAAAGGGGCTAAGTATATTCACGATTTTAAAGAGACCGACCATTGGCGATTGGCGGAATTGCTCAATAAATTTGATAAAGCTCGAATCGTTGTCAGCTATTATGATCATCCAAAGCTTTATGAGCTGTATCCCGACTGGCAGCGGGTTGAAATAAATATATCAAAATCATTAGTTAATCAGGGGATGAGGTATAAAAAAACCAAAATAATAGCAAATGAAGTTCTGCTTGTTAATAAGAAAATTCAAAGTAAGGGACTGTTTTAAATAATGAGTAACTTGATTTTAGAAAAAGAAAAATTTCCAGCTGATATCGGCGGAGGCCTTGAAAATAATCTGTGCTGGGATGTGGTTGGTGGGCTTGGTAAATGTTCGATTGCTTTTGCCAACAACAGAAGATTAAAAAAGGCCGAATCGGAACGGTTCAAAAAAAAATTACAAGAATTAACTGGTATGAACTGGGAAGTTGACTCTGTAAGCAGATGGGTCTTTCATTGTGAAGGAGAAAATATTATGGCGAAGAAAAAACAGATGAAGCTGTCCGAGGAAAACGTGCAGGCGAGTGAGGACGAAGCGGAAGTGAAGACAGCTTTTCCGAAAATTGCGGCCAAGGCAAAAATACGGTCTATAACCAGAGAGATCGATCTGGTCAAGGTGAAGTTCAAGGACCTTACTTTTACCACCGGGCAGGAGAAACAGCTCGCCGAATGGATGGACAATGAGGACGAGCTGCTCGTTACCGTAACGCTTTATCAGGCGAGGCTGATGTAATTATGTTTGGGGCGGCTGTAGTTATTTATACGATTGTGATCTTCTGGTTTGGATATATATGTGGTGACATGAACAGAAAGAACAGCTCTAAAAAGAAAAAAGTCAACGGCTAAATTCATGTGCCTTAAGGCACTTCGGGCGGCTTTGTGGAAGGAAATAATAATGGAAACAATTCACGTAAAAGACCTTGAGAAATTTCATCCGGGATATAAGGACCGTAATATAATCTGGTGCCGGGTCCCGTTCGCAATGATCAACTCCGATCCGCGTTTCGAGATGCTGTGCGAGATAGATAAATGGCGTTTCATAGCCCTGGTAATGCTGGAGATTCAGATAAAAAGACCATTGCCGAACGATCCGCAATATCTAAAGAGAAAGGGGTTCGACTTCAATAAAAGGTCTTTTTCGAAGAGCCTGGATGCACTGAGTGAATTGATAGAGGTAAGTGGGACATAATAGATCAAGGAAGATAAATATGGCTAAATGCAAGGAATGTAAAAAGGATTTTGCGGCAGGAGTAAAGGCCGCCTATAAACTGGGACTGCAGGACGGCAGGGGCCAGTTGAATCATACAATCAATTTGATACACAAGACTAACCGGGCACTGTACGATGAGCTGCTGAGAATAGATAAATTTAATCCGTTGAGTGTGAATTCTGTAATTCTTTCGAGAGAGCAGGTAAAAGGAGTTATTACGGCCCTCAGGAAGGCCGGTAAGTTTTATCAGGCGAGGAAATTAAAAAGAATCGAAACCTCACAGATCGGCGATCCGGATTCAGCAGAATCGAAACTTCGCGGAATACTTGAATATATCGACGAGGAAATAAATGAAAAATAAGTAGATGGAGTTATAAAATGAACAAAAACAAAACAGCCTGCAGTAACTGCAGTCACTTAAAGAGAGAACGGGAAAAAACGAAGGTTATTAAAGAATTAACGGCCGCATTGAAGAGGACATTAAAAGCACTTCAGACGGCCGGGGAGGGCAGATGAAATATGGCTAAAAAGAAGAAAACAACGATAACCATTAACGCGAAGAAAGTGCCTAAAGACAAGGTGCTTATGGCGATTATTAACAAATACGCGGATGAGGTATGTAAGGGGATGGAACCGAAAATAGCGCTTGGGTACTTTATAAAGACTGAGATGACCGGCAAAATAGCGGAGCTGAAAAAAAAGAAAGCGGCAAATGGACTCTGACATTAAACAAATTTTAGATCTGGCCGAGAAAATGAAAGTGACTTTTAAGAAGCTGGAGGCCAGGCAGATGGTCTCCGACCGGCAGTATCAGGCGATCAGGTCGGCGGCTAATATGTATCGGTTCTTCGAGGGAACGAACTTATCGGAGCTGCGGGCGGCGTTCGACCCGGAGTACGCGGCACAAATGAAGCGGCTTACGAAAATAGCAAAAAACGGAGCATGACAAAAACTCCAAATAAAACTCGGTCCCGCCGAAAGGCGGGCTCAAAAGATAAGCCCCCGCGGCGCCTGAGCGGGGGTAAGCGTCTGCCCTTTACTCCCGTCTTCGCAAAGCGGCTCGGTTATGAATGTGCGGATATGGCGGCGGCGGATATCGAGCTGCATAAAGAAAGGCCGAGACTGCGCAGGACACTGGCAGAATATCTTGAGAGATATCAGCCGCTTCGCAGCGGCTGGGAAAGGGGCCAGCTGCTTCGCAATTTAAGGGCCTGTGCCGGTGCCATTATGACGGTCAGCCAGACGGCAAAGAAGCTGGGATTCGAGCACAGTATGCAGCTCAGGGAGCTGCTCGACAGTGACGCCGAGATAAACAGTTTGTGGGAGCAGACGAGGATCGATACCGTTGCAAAGGCAAAGACCGCACTGGTCAAGGTGGCCGAAGAGGGTAATCAGCAGGCGATAAAGGCGATAGAGAATTTTCTCTACGACGAGGGCGAAGGCCGCGGCGGGTCGGCCAATATAAATTACGCGAAACTGACCGTAAGCCAGATGGCCGAGCTCTTCGATGTCAGCCGCCAGACGATACATGCCTGGTATACCAAAAACGGACTGCCCCGGGCGGGTGACGGTACCATCAATTTAAAAGATGCGATCAGATGGTTCGAGGGCTTTACGAAATCCAAGGTAACAGATACGGCGCCTCTGCCGTCAGACGCACTGAGAAACCTGAAGGCCGAGCAGATGAAGCTGAACCTGGCCGAACGGCGTCACGACCTGCTGGACAGGGCCGAGGTGATCGGCGGCCTGGCGGCTCGATGGCAGAAGATAACTTCCGGATTCCGCTACCGCACGCGTGAGCTGGCGACGATGGTGCATAGCCAGACGGTGGAAAAAACCACCGATATACTAAAACGGTTCTTCGGCGAGCTCCAGGAAGGATGGCTGGATGTGCCGGAGTTTCTGTACCTGCCCGCTGAAGCGGAACAAAAATATATCGAACTGCTTGAACTGATTAAGGAAAATTAAAATTAAAAATGCAAAATGCAAAATTAAGGACAAGCTCCGCCTGATATTTCAAAAGCCGCTTCGCGGAGCGAATCGTCGGTTTTAATATTTGATATTAGATATTTGATATAATTAATGGTAGCGATAGCTGAAAAATTTATTGTATTACCCATCCAGCCGGAGGAGGAGGCGGTCTTAAAGGCCCGTACGAGGCCCGCCCTTATAGACTGGCTGGAGAATAACTATTACCTGACCGGCGGGACCAGCGCCGTCGAGGGCCTGTGGAGCCGTGAGTATACACCGTATTTCGTGCCGATAGCGGCGTGTCTGGATGATACTACTACGCGCGAGGTGTGGATATACGCCTGCAGCCAGTCGGGTAAATCGACATTTGGGACCGGCTTTACCGGTTATATTACCGACTGTATGCCCGGCCCGACGATGGAGATAATGCCGACCAAGGACGATGTGAAGAACCGTATCGAGGCCAGGATCCGGCCGATGTTCGCCGCCAATGAGAGCCTGCTGGCCCATGTACGCGGTCACAACGTTAATAATATCTTCATAGGCAAGCAGACGGTGATGGACCATATGATCCTGTATATCGGATGGGCGACTACGGCTGAGGCGATGGCGGACAAGCCGGTCTGCTATGTCAAGGCGGATGAGACGGGTAAATACCCGCCGTATGTAGGAGAAGAGGCCGACCCAATATCCTTATTGCGCAAACGCCAGAGGTGGTTTAAGGACCGCAGTAAGTTTCTGGCCATGACGACGCCGGTAACCGCCGGCGATATGAGCGACCAGAACTGGCAGAGAGGCGACTGCTGCGAGTGGTGGGCGCCGTGCCAGCACTGCGGCAAGTGGCATGAGATCAAATGGGAGAACGTAAAAATAGACCGGTACAGGGACAATCGCGGTAAGTGGCGGTTCTACGCCGAAAGCGTATACAGCAAGGGCGGTCGGGCCCGGTACGTATGCCCGCGGTGTGGCACTTTTTGGTCGGAGGATGACCGATGGAACACGGTCTGCCGCGGCAGGTTCGTACCGGATGGCTGCAGTGTTGACGATACGGGCCGGATAACCGGTACATCCAGAGAGTCCGCGTACAAGAGCTGCAGGATCCACGCGTTAATGCTGCACCCGATGGTAGAGACGGTAACGAACCTGGTCTGTGAGTTCGTCAATGCCCAGAAGCAGAAAGAGATGGGCAATATTCAGCCGCTGAAAGACTTCTGGAACTCTCAGCTCGCACGACCGTGGCGGCAGACACGGGCGGAGACCGATATCGAGCGGCTAAAGACCCATATCGGCTCATACGCCGCACAAATAGTGCCTGTGGGTGTGGAGCTGCTAACTGCTGGCCTGGACGTTCAGAAGGACCATTTGTTCCTGCGGGTACTTGGCTGGGGCTATCTGGGTGAGTTCTGGAGTATCTTCGAGCAGAGGATAGAGACCGGGCCTACCGACCGGCTGGATAATTTGGAGAAGGTTATACCGTTTCTTACCCGCAGATGGCCGGCCCTGGAGGGTAAGGATATCCAGTACCGGACGGCGGCGGCGGCAATCGACCGGGGCTATAATACCGAGGAGGTGGACGCGCTGTGCGTAAAGTATATCGGGACGGTGAACCTGATCCCGGTGGCCGGCGACGATACGGTAAAGAAGCGGCAGTGGCGAACCGGCTACGCCGCTGGCGGACGGATTAAAAGATATGATTTGAACGTGACCAGCTATAAAGATGCACTGTTCAGGTCGTATTTCGAATCGACGGTGCCCGGTCCCGGCTACGGGCACCTGCATAAAGATACCCAGTACGAGGTACTGGAGCACCTGACCGCCGAGCATAAGGTGATAGAGACAAAGGGCAATAAGTTAATACGGGCCGGATGGAAGCTGAAAAAAGAGGGCCGGGCCAACCACTACTGGGACTGCGATGTATACGCACGGGCGGCGGCCGAGATAGCCGGACTCTGGTCCATACCCGGGCCGGAGGCCGGAGAGATTAAAGGGACGCCGGTAATCGGCAGACCGGTCGGAACGCGAAAGATAAGGACGAAATATTGATTAAAATTAAAAAAATCAAAACGCAAAGTGCAAAATTAAGGACTTAGAAAGGATTCGAATATTATGACGAAAAAGAAAAAAGAAAGCGTACAGCGTACAGCACCTGAGGCACAGGCGGACAGCGCAGAGCAAGAAGACAGCGTACAGCAAGAAGACAGCGGACAGCGTACAACGGACAGCGCCGGAATTAATAAGGATAATCAATCTGCAACAGTTATACCTTTACCTCAAATTGGACCGATAGTTATTCCTAACGATACGGACAAAGAAAAAGCTCCCGAAGATGAAAAAACCTGTTCTGATAAAGATCCCGATAAGACTAACGATACGGACAAAGAAAAACATGAGCCTGTCCTGAGCGAAGTCGAAGGAAAGAAAGAAAGTGTCGCTCCGACACCCAAATGGCACTTTCCGGATGCCAGGCGGTGCACGAGGTGTAAGGGCACCAATACCGAGGCCTATCATACCGACGTCAAAAAAGGCAGGCAGTACCGCCGCTGCCGGGCACCGATATGCCGAAAGAAATATTCGGTGAACGGGGTGAGGGCGGATGATCGGAATAAAAAATCATAAAAATATTTTCGTCAAAAGTCCGCATTTTCAGCCTTAAAACCGTGATTTGTAAAAAATCTTTAAAAAACACAAATTTTTCTGTTGACGAAATACTATTAGGCTCGTATAATTATAATAGATTTACAAGTTAATAACAATTTTTAGAAAGGGTTGAAAAATGAAAACAGAAACAAAAAAACGAATTTATGAAAAAGCAAAGGCGGCAATATTAGCTGGTGACATTAGCTTAACTTATGTACGGGTGATTGATGACCGGCTTGCAGCCCCACACCCCGTCTATGGCTTTGGTCGAAGCAATATTATTTTTTTGCCGGACGAAATCTCGAAATTAGCAAGTGATGATTATATTGCCGAATTAAAATCAGCCCGCCAGGCTGAACTTGACCGCAATGCGGAACTCTCGCGAATACGGCGAGAAGAAGAAGAAAAAAAACTCGCCGCACACCGGGATGAAAGAGTCTGGGGATTAACCGGTTTATACATTGAAGAATCAACCGGCCCGCGTTGGACGTTAAGAGAGCTTGAGGCATTTCGTGATTGGAGCGGCTATTTGAGGCTTAAATACCCTGCGAGTTCTGAGATTCATTTTACACGTTTTACGCCGAATGGTGACGACATTGTTGAATCTTACGATGAATCTGCCCGGTGGGAGGATGTCTGCAACTATGGGCCGCCATATCACAGCTTTCGGGATTTTGTACGGGAACTCGAAAAATATACTAAGCGGCCATATCAACCGACGACCGACGAATCACTGGAGAAAGTTGGCTTATTTTAACGATTTTTCAACCAGCCCCTTGCCTTGTGGCGGGGGCTGGCTTTAATTGAAAATATTAACTTTTAACGAAAGGGTTGAAAAATGATGCGAGAAAAAGATGTTCAAGACGCAGTTTCGGAAAACAAAGTAGTTTTTGACCGATGTGGTTCGCCTATAATAAAACATGTAGGCACAATTTCAGAACGATTTTATCACTTGCTATCTAAGGAACACCAAAAAAGGTTGAAAGAAAACCCTCCTAAAATTATACACGGAGAGCCTGGAAAACCTTTTAGCCGGTCTCCGAGAGTTGGGGGTAAATTGCCATCTTCTGAGTTTGATGAAGATGTGGATAGGTGGAACTACGAAGAAGAAACTGGGACTGAAGATTAACGATTTTTCAACCAGCCCCTTGCCGGTGTTGGTGGGGCTGGGTTTTAATAACAGTTTTTAGAAAGGGTTGAAAAATGGCATTTGAACAAGTTATACCGACAAAAGAAGATAGATTTTTTGAAAGTTGTATAGGTCTTTGTCAGGATATCGTTAATCAATCAGATAACGAATTGATTGTTCAAAAAGCAAAAGAAATACTAAAAGAGTTTGAGGATGAAGGCACCGCAAGCGGAGAGATTAAACAATGATCGACTTTCGTAAAGAGATAAAAAAGCTGATGAAAAAACAGAAAATCAATACGCCCGAACTGGCCAGGCGGGCCGGACTGAACGCGCAGACGCTGTATAATTTTCTGGCGGGCAAAAGCGAAATGACTGCCGGGAATCTCTCTGTAATTCTCGATATCCTGGGGATCAATAAAATCAAATAACCGCCCTTCGGGGCTTATTTAGGAAAGGAAATTTATGAAAGATAAGAAACTGACGACCGCACTTGAAAAGGCCCAGGAAAACAGCATACAGCGTACAGCGGACAGCGGACAGGAAAAAGATATGCAGCCGGAGGCGAAGTTTTTGAATTTATTGAAAAATGAGCCTGGCCTGGCAGCCAGGCTGATCGAGGCGCTCGATACCGGCAGGTGGCTGGTGACTATACACTTTCAGAAGAAATACAAACCGGAGGACGAACATGATCTGCATCATTATTACTGCCAGAAAAATTATCCGAAAAACGATGTACCCGTATCTCTGAAGAATACGGCGGCGGATTTCATAGCAAAGGAAATGCCGAACGCCGACCTGCCGGAAGACAGCCGGTGGCATTAAAGAAAATTAAAAATAAAAAATCAAAAATCAAAACGCAAAACGACATCAATCTATTTAAAAAATTTTATTTTTGATCTTTAATATTTGATATACTTTTGTGGTGACATTATGAGAGACACAAGACAGGAGTCAGGAGAGATTGAATGTGGGCATTTTCATTCGATAGGCGAAAACGATTTTATTGTTCCGTATGAGGATATGAATACGGAAGGACTTCCGGACCATTATCAGACGCCTGGGAAAATAAAATATAACGACGATCCTTTCCAGTATTTTGTACCGATGCAAATGATGTCCGTCGCGCTGGCCGGTCTTTTTGTCTTTTTGTTATTTATAATAATATTATTCGCAGTGATTTCACTGAGATAGAAAATGGTATCGGGAAAGGAGAAAACTGGATTATGAAGATAAATTTTTTAAAAGAAGGCAATAAGCTGATACCCGTTGCCGAAAAGGACGGCCGGCCGGACCGGAACGATCCTGTTGAAAATATAATAAAGACCACCGTTAGTTCGGGACAGGAAGAGCAGACTATAATGACCATAACCGTAACTGTTGCGGAAAAAGCCGGAGGTTAATTATGGCAGTTTATCCATATAAAGTAACAAGATGCCTTAAAGGCCATCAATTATATATTAGGAATGGCCTCGATTATTTTTGTAAGAAATGTGGTAATATTGATATAAATGATTTGCGCCTACAAATTTCAAAATACATTTTTCGAGTTCGGTCATTAAAAAGAAGAGGTATTAAAATTAAAAAATTAAGGGTTAAAAATAATGGCTGAAAATAAAACCATGACCGGTCCGTTATAGCAGAAAAAATCGCGAATGCGAATCAAAGAAAATTATAATGTAGTAAGTGACATTATGGTGGATATAAAATTAGCTGAAGTTAGATTGTTATTACAGATAGATGCGAAAAAATATTTAGGACTTAAAATCATATCGATATCAGCAAGTTCAGAATTTCGTAATCAATTGATTAAAGAGTGGGAAGATAAAGAGGGACAAAAATATGATGTTTTAATGGGTATGTTTTATTGGCTTGGTATACCATTAATCGAAGCTGAACATTTACCCGATGGATTCATTTTGCATGTTTCAAATGGTTCACAAGAGTTTATGCATCAATAATCACCCGATTTATAGACACCCGAAAATAGATGTGCCGATCCGGCACTCTGGTAAAACTTTCCCTTAATCTGGTAAAATTTGTGCCGAAACGGCACTTTTTACTACAATTACCTTGAATTAATCATATCTTTTTAGTCGAATGTAGCTGTATAAAGTGATTATTCGAAGAAGCTGTCGGCGGCGGATGATCTGCCGACAGCTTTTTTTTCGCCGCCGACTGCAAATTTAAGGCGGCTTTTTTTATGTCACTTACAAGCTCATCGACAATAGACGATGCACTTAATCAATACAACGATAACCTTCTCTGGGAGGGCGATATCACAAAGGCCCAGAACGCGCTCGAGGCGGTGCGATATATCCTGGCCAACAGGCCGGTCAGGATAGCATCGGGTGAAAGGAATATCGACTTTGCGGAGCTCCAGCTCGAGAAAAATAAGCTCGAGCAGTTTGTAAGCAGCAGCGGTACCAGCGTCAACCGCGTCACGTTTACAAGGGGGAGAATGCTCACGTGAAAGTCAGACAGCCAACACCCGAAATCATGAATGCCAATAAGCTGATCGTCAAAGGACAGTTCGGGAAATACGGTGCCCTTGGCTACCGTTCGGCGAAACTGGCGGTAAGGGAAGGCCGCAGCTATAACGGCGGGTCCGGCGATATCCACATGCGATATGACAGGCCACAGCTTATCAGGCAATCGAGGGCGTTCTATCGCGATAATCCCCTGTATAAAGGCATGATAGATACGGCGGTCGATTATATTATGGCCGAGGGGTTTGAGCTGGATGTCAATACGACCAGTCCGCCGCTCAATAAAAAGATAGAAGGGCTCTGGAAATCGTTCTGGTCTCGTCCGGAGATAAGGGGCCTGCTATCGGGAGCCGATACGGCACAGATGATATGCAGAGAGCCGCTGCTCTGCGGCGACACGCTGGCAATAAAGACCGATAAGGGCCTGCTGCAGTTGATAGAGGCCGAGCAGATAGATGGAGGGAATAAGGGTGAGCAGGGAATTGAAAAAGACAAATACGGCACGCCGCAGCGGTTCTGGATATCGCCATGGGGCGACCACGGTGCGATTAAGATATCATCGGCCAGAAAATACGAGGCCAAAGATGTGCTTTTTCTAACCTGTCCGGACAGGCCGTCGTCAACGCGGGGCGTGCCGGCGGCGCAGGCGTCCTTTGCCATGCTGCACAGGATAAACGATATCTGCGATTCGGAGGCAATCGCATGGCAGATGCTCGCCAGACTGGCGGTATCGGTGAATAAAAAACAGGCCGACCAGGAGGGATTTAACCTTTCACGGCAGGACCCGAACAAGACATCATCACAGGCCGAAGGCGATATGGCGACCAGACTTACGGAGCTGGACTACGCATTGATATTCTGGGGCCAGGATAACGATGAGATCAAGGGTATAGATCGTAATATTCCCGGCAAGAACTTCCCGGAGTCACTTCGAATGTTTCTTCGACTGCTGGGCCTGCCGCTGGGCCTGCCGCTGGAGCTGGTACTGCTGGACTGGACGAAGAGTAATTATTCGCAAAGCCGGGCGGTACTCGAGCAGGCGTTCAAGAAGTTCAAGAAGCTGCAGAAAAAGGCGGAGGATTTTTTCTTTAATCCGGTATTCGAATGGAAGCTCGAGCAGTGGCGAAAGACGGAATCACTGGGTAACAGAAAAGAGATCCAGTATTCGTGGATAAAGCCGACGTTCCCGTGGATAGACCAGCTCAAGGAGGCCCAGGCCCGGGGCGAGGCGGTGGACCGCGGCTTTATGTCGTATTCGGAGGTATGCAAGAGCCGGGGTCTGGACAGTGACGATGTCCTTGCCGCTCGTGAGCAGGAGGTAATTAAAGCGATAGAGATAGCCAGACGCATAGAGAATAAATACGAAGGCGGCATTTCGGTGCCGTGGCAGATATTCGCGGGACTCGAGGCCGGGGCCGGTAAGGGTGGCGGCAAGAACAGCGGGCAGGCCGACGGAAAAGAAGATAAAAAAGAGGAAGAAACGGAGAATCAATAATGGACCTTCAAATAATAAATATAGCCGGAAAGGTATTTTCTTTACTTACAATGCTGCAGACGAAGATGTGGGCGATGGAGCCGAAGGCACTGCAGGCCATGTTCGCGGATGTAATATCTATGGACACATGGCCGCCTAAAGATATCGAGATTGCCGAACCGGGGCAGCAGCTACGAATCGAGGGGAAAACGGCCGTTATCGATATTTCCGGGATACTTATGGACGAGGTGCCGAAGGCCTTTACATGGCGGGGTATAGAGGCGACCAGCTATTCACGGATAAAAGAGCAGATAGTGGAAGCGGTTAATAATGAGTCGGTGGACTCGATTTTGCTGCGTGTCGCGTCACCGGGCGGGGTCGCCGATGCGGGTATTATAGAGACCGTCGATACGATAAGGGCCGCGAGGGACCAAAAACCTGTTAAGGCGGTCGTTACCGATCTGGGCGCCTCGGCGGCTTACTGGCTGGTATCACAGGCGGACGAGATAAGTATCGAGGCGAATTCGGAAATAGGATCTATCGGAGTATATACGGTCTATTCCGATTCGAGCGGGCTGTATGAAAAGTTCGGGGTCCAGGTCAATGTTATTAAAAGTGGTGATTTGAAAGGAATGGGGATCCCGGGCGCGGCGATAACGGGCGATCAAATAACCGCCGTTAAGGAAATTGTCGACGGTATCGCCGAGAATTTCATAGCCGATGTGGCAGCCGGAAGGAAAAGGGACATTGCCGAGATCAGGGAACTGGCCGTGGGCAGGTTATGGCTTGCAAAAGAAGCGGTCAAACTGGGACTGGCGGACAGGGTCATAAGGACAAATTCAAAAACTGTAATCAATAATTTGAAAGGTTCGAAAATGGAAAAAAATAAGCAGAACGGGGCCGGCGATCAGACTAAGGAGCTGGATGTCGCGGCCGAGGTAAAGAAAGCGGCCGAGGAGATCAGGCAGGCTGACCAGCAGAGACTTTTCCAGCTCAAAGAAGCCTTCCCGGACGATCCGGGCTTTGCGCTCGAACAGTTCGCCGCCGGCCATAATGTAACTGAGGCCAAGGCCGAATACTGTGACGTGCTCAAAAAGAGACTGGCGGATAAGGAAAAAGACAACGGTGGGGCACCGCCTCTTACCGGAAGCGGTGAGGGAAGTGCCGAAACGATCGATTTCAATCGGGCGGCGAAACAGCTTGCCAAAGAGGAAAAGATCACATTGGGCAAGGCCTATAAGCAAATCGCAAGAGAGCAGCCGGACGTCTATTACAACTATATCGAATCGATACCGCCCGTAAATATAAATACAGAGCGGAGAAAGAGACGGACCGGGTAAGTGTCAGGATAGTAAAACAGCCTGAATAATTCGAATATTCGCTGAAAATAACAATCAAAAACAGTATTTGAAAGGATATCAATCATGACAACACAAATGAACTCGCCGATGAACTTTACCGCCGGTGAGGACCTGTCGGCCTTTAGAAGGGTCAAGGTGACGGCCAGCAGGGTGGTATGGCTGGCCGATTCGGTGGACTTCGGGATAGGCGTGGTACAGGCGGCGGTGGACCAGTCGGAAGATGCAAGGGCGTGCGTTCGCGGCTATAACGATGGGACATGCAAGATGGTGGCCTCCGGGGCGATCAGTTCAGGAACACCGGTATATGCCGCCGACGACGGCAAGATAGCGTCCTCCGGGACGATCAAGGTCGGTACGGCACTGGATGTCGCGACGGCCAATAACGATGTGATCGAGGTTATCCCGCAGCTCAATCTGAATAACCAGTCGTCAAGCTCATCGAGCAGCTCGTCTTCATCTTCATCATCGAGCAGCTCGTCTTCATCTTCATCATCGAGCAGCTCGTAAATCGGCGTAAAAATAAATTCGCCACGGGGCAATGAAAAAGGTGCCGAAACGGCACATCTATAAAAAAAAAGTGTTTAACACAATTTACAGGGAGTAAAAAAATGATTCAGCAAGCGACAAGAGCGGTTCCCAGGCTTGACCTGGGCGTCGCCTTCCACGAATACGATCCTTCGACGGACGGCTTTATCGCCGACCAGGTACTACCTCCGCTGCCGGTCCAGAAAAAGGCGGCGACTCTGTCGGTAATTACCAGAGAGAACCGCAAGGTGCCTAATGTTGACCACGCGAACGGCGGGACGTTTAACAGGGTGGTACTGACAAGTGAGGACATGGATTATGTCTGCAAGGACCGCGGGCTCGAGGGCCAGCTTACCGATGAGGACAGGGGCAATTACGCAAGTGATTACGACTCCGAGTACGAGACCACGCAGAATGTCACGCAGCTAATGTACCTGGCCAGGGAAAAGCGAGTAAAAGCGGCCGTTTTCAATACGACCACGTTTACCGGCGCCAGTCTGTATAAGGACTATTCCGGAACGCCGTGGGATACCGTGACAACCAACGTAATCGTCCAGATAAATTACGCCAAGGAAAAGGTACGTCTTAATACCGGTGTAAAGCCGGACTCACTGCTCATAGGTGAGGCGGCTATGAATAATCTGCTGGCCAATACGGTTATACTGGCCAGGTTCCCGGGCGCTCCTATGATTTCCGAAGCCGATCTTCGTAATAATATGGCCAGGATATTCGGCCTATCCAACCTGATAGTGGGCGGCCAGGTAGAAGATTCGGCCAAAGAGGGCCAGAGTTTCTCGGCATCCGATATCTGGGGCGATGATTACGCCCTGATATTTAAGAGAGCGCAGGGCAGTATGGCATCCCCCGGACTGGGCAGACAGCCGGAATGGAGCGGAGTCGAGAACGGACTCGGCCGGGTTGTGCAGTATCGCGAAGAGCAGACGGAATCGGACATCTACAGGGTACGCGATTTCTCGACTGAAAAACTTTTCGATGAATATTTCGGATTCCTTCTGAAGATCGATTAGTAATGTCAAGGTGCCGGACCGGCACCTTGGTTTTCGGATGCTTTATGGTAAATGATAGCTTTGAGAGAACTCTGAAGCAGGCAGCCGATTCGTTCTTTTCACTGCCGGGTACGTGCTATGTGACTTATTTCCCTGCATTGGGACCGGCCCGGCGGATAAAGGCTGTTATAGATCACCAGGATGTCGAGGATGGCCGCGAGGCGGTCGAGATACTGGTTAAAAACGATTCGAGCTCGGGTATAGCATCGGCGGAAATTAATACCGGCGGCGATAAAGTGGAAATCAGCCAGCGGATGAACAAACGGCCGGTCCGAATGAGTGTCGTCGAGATAATACACCATGATGCCGCGATGTTAAAACTAAAATTAGTGTAAAGCGAATAGCGTGTAGCGTATGCTGGAAATTACGTATGACAAGGCGAAGTTAAAGAAGCTCGAAAGAGAGCTGCGGAGGTTTCCCAAATCGCTGCCGAAGGTAATGAGCCGCGGCCTTAACCGAACGGGCTCATCGGCCCGGACGCAGATAGCAAGGAGTTTGTCGAAAAAGACCGGCCTTAAGGTAGGCGAGGTCCGCAGTAAACTGCATCTGCAGAAGGCGAATTACAGCTTCTGGCAGTCGTCGGTAACGGTATCGGCGAAGAGAATATCACTCAAATACCTGAAACCCCGAAAGACCGCCAAAGGCTTATCCGTTAAACAGGGAAAAAAACGCGTTCGAATCACGAAGGCGTTCGAGGCACTGAAGGGGTGGTTTATAAGACTGCCGGCAGCCGGCGGGTACAAATCGACTATCGGGGTCGCCGAGGCGGTCGAGATTGATGCGGCGGTCAAGGAAAAGAGGCTGCCGGTCGGGCGGATAAAGGGGCCGGTGCTGTCGCAGGTGTTTAGCTCGGCACAGGATGAGGCGGACCGGATATATAACGAGTCGCTGGCCAGGCTCGAAAAGAATATCGATGACCAGGTGAAACTGATTTTGAGCAAGCGTATTCCGGCATAAAAAATAAAAATGTAAAAAGCAAAATGCAAAGTTTTTGATATTTGATATTGATATGGCTGATCCGATTATTGAACTGATTGCGGTAAAGATAGAAGAGGCGATAAACGCCGTGACAACGGCGAATGGCTTCAATCAGGACCTTACCGCCGTGAGGCCGAAACGAATCGATCTGAAAAATGATCTCAATTCCGATAAGACGGTATTTATCCGGCAGGAAGCGGCGGCGGTCGATGAGGATGTTTCGACTACCGATGAGATTACATGGATGCAGGGATTTCTCCTGTCGGCGCTGGTGATAGATTCCGATACAGAGACCGATTCGATAGATATCCGCCTGAACAGGATAGTGGCCGATATCCTTAAACAGCTTCTAAGTGACACCTATTTCACTATGGGCGGTCTGGCTGAAGGCGTTTTTCCCCGCTCGACGGAGGTGGCGGCTTATATGTTCGGCCAGGACTATGCCGGTATCGATATAAGAATCGAGGTCCGGTACACGACGGACTTTGGTGATCCGTTCAGTCAAAATTATTAAAAAAAATAAATGTAAAAGGAGCCAATTATGATTGGACATGGAACTACATTATCCGGTGCCTCGCTCGGGACGATAGGCAAGCTGACTAATCTCGACTGGTCAGGGATCATTAACGACGATGTCGAGATTACTGATTTCGATTCTCCGGACCTGTTTCGCGAGTTCGAGCCCGGTCTGAAGGATGCCGGTGAGATAACGGCGGACCTCAAATATGATGCGACCCTGTTCAAGACACTGTTCGATGAAGTCAAATCGCCGACCACCCAGCAGTTTACGATAACAAGGGGCAGTAATTCGCTAATTGTGCCGGGCTATCTCAAAAGCACTAATCTGGGCGTCCCGATGGGCGATACGATGATGTCACCGATTACCATCAAATGTACGGGAAAGCCGTACTATCCTTCGTCCAGCTCGTCTTCCAGCAGCTCATCGAGCAGCTCATCGTCAAGCAGCTCGTAAAAGAAAAATAAAAATGTAAAAAGCAAAATGCAAAATTAAGCAGGCTTCGCAGGACGAAACATTAATTTTGATATTTGTTTTTTGATTTTACTGAAAGGATTTTATGGACTGGGCAAAAAAGGAAGCGTTTTTCTCCGCGAAGGTACCGTTCGAGGAAATGGAGTCACCTCAGATCGGCAGATTCAAGGTGTACGGTCTTACCGTGGGCGAAAAGGACGAGTTCGAAAATACAACGCTGAAGCTGGAAGGCAAGAGGACATTCCGGCTGGCGAACGCACGCGCGCAGCTAATGCTCAACTGTGTTCGTGACAAGAACGGAGTTCGGCTTTTTGACGAAGCGGATATGGGCAGACTGCTGGCAATGCCGGCATTAACGGCCGAGCCGATAATCGACTGCGCACGCAGGCTCTCCGGAATGAACGCCGGCGAGCTGGAGGAGCTGGTAAAAAACTCACCGACGGACCCGGGGCCGAAGAGCGGAGATTCCGCCACCGGTTAGCCGGCTGGCTGGGCTGGACGGTAGCCGAGCTCGAAGAGCGGATGAGTGCCTACGAGCTGCAGGAGAAGAGGCTGCTGGAAGAGATAGAGCCGTGGGGCGTTAAGGCGATGGCCAAGGCGGCCTGGCTGGTCTGCTGCTCGATGGGCTATAAAAAGAGCTTTAATAAATTTTATGAATTTTTCTGTAAATATGATAATCAGCACAGCGAAGAGCAGGAAGACGGGTTCTTCGAGCAGTTCAGATAAGAAAATCATAATGCAAAATTCAAAATGCAAAATTAAGGACATGCTTCGCCTGATATTTTAAGAGTAGTTTCGCGGATTTGATCATGGGAATAATGACAAAGGTCGGAGTCAGGTTCGTGGCCGATAACAGGTCGGCCAGGGGATTCAATTCGTTTAACCGGTCGCTGGCCAGGACGGGCAGGCAGCTTCTGACAATGGTGGGAGTTGGCGGGGGGCTTTACGGATTCAAGAGGTTAATGGAAGGCGCTGTATCGGCGGCGGGCAAACAGGAAGAGGCTGAACGTGCGCTGATAGCGGCGGTAAAGGGCAGGATAGACCAGTATAAGACATTCGCAGCCGAGATGCAGAAGCAGACAAAATACGGCGACGAGCTGATACTTAACCAGATGGCCTATGCAACCAATCTGGGCGTGACGACGGACAAGCTTAAAGAGGCGACCGTTGCGGCGATAGGACTGGCCGCGAGGTTCAAGATAGACCTGGCCTCGGCCATGATGCTGGTGGGAAGAGCATCGCAGGGCCAGACGCAGTTACTTACCCGTTACGGTATTGTTATCGACCAGACACTTTCCGACCAGGACAAGTTCAATGCCCTTCTCAAGATAGGCGCCGGTTCGTTCCGGCTGGCACAGGAAGAGGCAAAGACATCGGTCGGTATATACGAGCAGTATAAAAACGCCATGGGCGATATCGCCGAGGTGGTCGGCGAGCCGCTGATGAAGAACCTTACGGACCTGGCCAAGTGGATGACGAACAATAAAAAGCAGATACTGGATTTCATCGAGACGGTCGAGAGACCAATCAAGGCATTAATCGAGCTTCATAGAATAGCTTCCGCTTTGCCGGATTTAAACCAATACGAAGAAAATTCAGCCGCAGCTTTAAGACAACAGAGAATGCCTGCCTGGGGACCAAATGGTTTTTATTTTACCAATCCCCAGGAACAAGGATTACCTGTCGGCACGCTGGACATCCCGCCGGAGCGGATGCAGCATCTGGCCGAGATGCGGGCCCGGCTGAGAAGGATGGATGAGGCAGGAAAGATGTCACAGGGCTGGCTGAAAGAGCCGATGGAACCGGCCACTTATTCGGTCAAGCCGTTATCTGCCGAGCAGAAAAAGGCGGCGGAGATTCGAGGTAAGTATATACCGCTTATCGAAAAAGAGATCGCACTTACCGGCAAGGTGGGAGAGGCACACTGGCACGCGGCCAAGATGATAGAGCTCGAGACGGCCCTGCAAAAGGCCAATATTCAGAATACGGCCGAGGGGATCGAACTTCGGGAGGAAATGGTGCAGACCATTGACAGACTCTCGGAGGCACAGAAACTGGCACGGATAGCGGACGATATAGGCGATTCGTTCGCCAGTGCGTTCGAGACTATAATTACCAGGGGCGGCGAGGCCAGGGACGTTATAAAGGCCCTGCTACGCGATATAGCCAGCAGTGTGCTTCGCAACCTGATCATTCAGCCGCTTGCCGCCGGTATAAGCGCGGGGATCGGCGGGGCGATGGGTATTAAGCCTCCGAGCGGTCAACACGGCGGTGAGGTATTAAGGACGGGACTGGCGGTGATCCATAAGGGCGAGACGCTTTCGGGCGTCAATAACAGCTACGGCGGGCGGGGCGATGTGGTGATTAATTTCCAGAATCTGGGCACGCCGCAGGGGATGGTCAGCTATGATCAGCAGATAGCAGAGAACAAGAGAATTATAACCGTGGTCGTAAACGATGCCATAAGGGGCGGAGCGGTCAAGGGAATGGTCAAGGAGATCATTGCCAGCAGTTAAGGTGACATAAATGTGGTACAGATTTCCGCAGCTCGAAGGAAGAATGGTTATCGAGGGTTATTCGAAGGGTAAGGCCTTCGATCCTACTTACCGGTCCGATTTTACGGCCGGTTATCAGGTCCGCCGCTCGCGGGCGACCTGGGTACCTGACCAGTACGAATGTACATTGCGGGTGCTGACGGAAACGGATCGAGCGGCACTGGAGACACTGCAGGAAAATGTAAACTACGGGGCGGACAAGTTCTGGTGGTATAACCGGAAAGAGGGCAGGACGATTTTCGTATGCTTCGCCGAAGGATGCCTGCCGCTCAAATTCAATATTGAGCCCAAAAACCCCAATAAGTATCAGACCAAACTGATACTTCGACAAGTGGATACGGTCGAATCGGAAAGCTCGTCACTGTCAAGCTCATCGAGCAGCTCGTCTTCGTCTTCATCGTCGAGCAGCTCGTCTTCCGAATCTTCCAGCAGCTCGTTTTCGTCTTCTTCTTCTTCTTCAAGCAGTGCTTAGAAAGGAATATTATGCCGGCGGATCTGGATGGTAAAATTATAGCCGAGTCGCGAAAGCTTGGAAGCTCATCGTCGTGGCTGTGGCTGCTGGCGGTAACGATAAACGGAGTGGCCGAGACTATACGGCTGGTTAATAATACCGAGAATATCGAATATTTCGGGTATACGTATACGCGGTGCAATTTCGAACTGGGGCCGTGGCAGTATACCGAATCGGGGGAGCTGCCGACCAGGGAGCTGAAGATAACCAATATAGACCTGGTGAATTACCTGCTGCCTTACGTCGAGGACTACGACGGTATCATCGGAGCGCAGGTGATTACCGTACCGGTCAATTCAAATCATCTGGATGTGGATATGTCCGCAAAGGCGATGGACTTTATGGTGCTCGCCGGATCATCCAGTGAGCAGTGGATAGTATTCACGCTCGGAGCGCCCAATCCTCTTATCCAGTGGATACAAAGAAACAAATATTTCGCGGACTACTGCCCGTTCGTCTCGCGGTTCAAGGGCGCCGAGTGCGGATACGCGGGCGAAGAGACCGTATGCAACGGCCTGCTGTCACAGTGCAGGCAGTACGGCAACCAGACACGGTTCGGGGGTGAGCCGGGATTAAGGTCGAAGACGGTGAGATTCACATGGTGACGGCAATCGATATAGATATAACGGACCTGATGAACAAGCCTTATGCGGACAACGGGAGAGGGCCGGACTCTTACGACTGCGCCGGATTGTTTTATGAGATTGCCGGAAGGCTGGGCCGGCTGATGCCAAATCCGGATACTCCCGCCGATCAGGATGGAAAGAACAGAATATTCGAGGCGGTACTTAAAAATCATTTCGAGCGGATAGAAGGGCCGCGGGACTGGTGCGCTGCCGTGTTCCGGATATGGGATGAGGAAGATATGGAGAAGTGGCATATAGGTCATGTCCTGCCCGGATGCACGAGATTTATTCATATTACGGAAAAGACCTGCGTATGCACAACGTCACTAAACCACAGACACTGGCGGTTGATGCTGGAGGGGTTCTATAAATATGGCTGAGCCGATAAGATTAATCCTTATAGACCACCCCCTGGACAACAGCAAGCGGCGGATAGAACATATATCGCCGCACGGCCAGAAGATAACTACACTGGCGAAAAGGTTCATGCGAGGCGAAAAAGACCTGATCGTAAGGGTAAATCAGGAGATATTGAGCGGGGAAAGACTCGATAGTTACCGGGCCTCGGCCGGTGATGAGATAATAATGGTCCCGGCCGCCAGGTGGGGGATCGTTCAGGGGATCGGTACTATTTTGACTACGGTTACCGGCCAGGCGACCTGGCATGCGGCGCTGTGGGCTATCGCCGTAAATGTAGCGGTGGCGGTCGGAGCCGGCTATCTAATAAGTATGCTGGGGCCGAAACCCGAATCGCCGAAGCTGGAGGGGATAACGCAGTCGCAGTCGTTTAGCTGGCAGCCGCATACCCTGCAGGCGCAGGGACTGGTGAGGCCGAGGGGATACGGAAAGGTAAAGCATCACGGCAATCTGGTATCGTGCTATACGGTGGCGGACGGTGAGGATGAGACGATATTTATGATAGCCGGCCTGTCGGAGGGGCCGGTCGAGGGGATAGTAACCGGGTCGATACGCATTAACGACCAGCCGGTGGGTAATTTCGATAATGTCACTACCTACGAGCGGCGCGGACTGATGGACCAGGCGGCCATACAGGACCAGGCCCGCCCGGAATACAGGCCGAACCGCAAGATGACATATGACGGAGGGGCCGAGACCTTTACTACGGCGGCCAACGATTACGATGATCTTGAGATTACCATCGAGTACAGACTGGCCTGGCTCAACGATTCGGGTGGCTATTCGAGCAGTACGATGGGGGTAAAGATAGAGATATCAGAGGTGGGGCTTGGGGCATGGTCGACGCTGGTCAATACGACGCTGACAAACGGGGATTCCAATCCTCAGAAAAAGACCTATACGGCATCCGGCAGCTACGACGGCGGCTCGCCGGTTTCTATCGATTACGGCACGCGGTACGAATTCAGGGTCACCAAGACGACAGCGGATAAGGGTGCGAGATACCTGGATGAGCTGAGAATTGTAGCGGTCCGCGAGGTCATCGATATACCATTCATTCGGCCGGGGCTTTCACAGGTGGGCGTGGAAGCCCTGGCGACCGAGCAAATATCTGGCAGTATAAATATTTCATGTATTCAGCAGGAACGGATTATCAACGTCTTCAACGGTACGAGCTGGAATTTGCAGTATAACAATAATCCGGCATGGGTGATATGGGACCTGCTGACACTGCCGGTAATTAGCGGGGACGGTGACGGGACGCCTTACGCAATCGAAAGATATGATGGCGTTAATCCGTCGAGACTGACACCGTATCTGAACGATTATTATCTGGCCGCCGAGTGGTTCGACGATATGGTACCGGACGGCGAGGGGGGGACGGAAAAGAGGATAGAGTTCAACGGCCTGTTCGATGCAGGCATAAAGGTATGGGACGCGGTAAATGAGGTCTGCCGTATGGCCCGCTGCGAGGTGGTACCGGTCGGTCTCAATTATAAACTGATAGTCGACAAAATATGGTCCGAAGATCCGGTACAGCTGTTTACCGCGGGCAATATAAAGCCGGGTACGTTCCGGAGAGATTATCTGCCGTTCGACCAGAGGGCCTCGGAGATAGAGACGCATTTTCTGGATGCCGATCAGGATTACGAGCGGTCGCCGCTGGTGCTGTATACATCGGATATAAATAATCCTAACAATAAAATCACACTCAAGAAAATCGGGATAGCCGGCAGGTCGCAGGCCTGGCGGGATGCCTATTACGAGCTGGCGAAGAACCGCTACATAAAATCGGCGGAGACTTTCGATGCGGATATAGACGCCATCGTATGCCTTAAGGGTGAGGTTATAGCGGTGGTATCACCGTGGAAGAAAGACGGACGGATCGTTTCGGTTCCCGCGACCAATAAGGTGATACTGGACAGGGAGCCGACGGTTACCGGAAGCGATTCCCTTATTATTACCAGCTACGATAAGGCAAGCGAAACGACGAAGGTAAAGGTCTATACGGTCGCTTCGGTCGACGGCGCGGAGGTGACTATATCGGGCAGCTTTACATACAGGCCGGCGGCGGAGGATGTTTACGCCTTCGGGCCGACGGATAAGGTGATCGAAAAGTTCCGCATCATAGGCATTATCGAAAAGGCGGACCTGAGCCATACGATAATAGCGGGCGAATATCACGATGAAATTTATACGGGTGATGACGATGAGCCGGTATTGCCTATGGCCGGCTACAGCTCCCCGCCGGTGGTAACGGACCAGACCAGGCCCATTACACTGGCGGACCTGAGGGCGGAGTACCCAAAGGAGGTGCTCGGTCTGCCGAATATAGATGCGCCGATCACGACGGGAATAGTATTCAGCTCATAAGAAGAAATACATGGCCGACTGGATTGGAATAAATAATTCACATTATCACGACCACTGTGGGGACGAACCGGAAGGTTTAATCGAGGATGGTTTGGATGGCAGTGATGTTTGGTCTCATCTGGAAAACGAAACACATTGGCTGATTTTGGACTTGGGGGCAATTTACAATGTACAAAAAATTAGAGCCAGATCACTTGGTAGTTATGATCCTATTGATGTTGATGTATATGTAAATAATACCGGTTCTGCCCCGTGGGGAGATGCTGTTGCGTCCGGTATAACTACATGGCAGGATTGCGATCCATTTAATTGGGTTGAAACTGAGCTTACTCATAAAAATGGTAGATATATTTATATAGTAATTAACGATACAGAAAACAATCACAACTTGATTTTTGGAAAATCTGGTGGACCTTATGATACAATCTTAGATGTCTATGTAGATACGTCATCCTCCAGCTCCAGCAGTTCTTCGTCCAGTTCATCATCCTCCAGTTCGCAGTCATCATCGAGCAGCTCATCGTCTTCCAGCTCATCATCCTCAAGCTCTTCCTGGTCGTCTTCGTCATCGTCACTTAGTTCATCATCATCGTCCAGCTCGTCCCAGTCGTCATCATCAAGCTCGCTATCTTTAAGTTCATCGAGCAGTTCGTCGCAGTCATCATCATCCAGCTCGCAGTCATCATCGAGCAGTTCATCGAGCAGCTCATCGTTTTCCAGCTCAAGCTCGTCGCTGTCGAGCAGCTCGTCATCTTCGAGCTCATCGTCTTCCAGCTCATCATCATCCAGCTCATCATCTTCCAGCTCATCGTCATCGAGCTCGTTTTCTTCGTCTTCGAGCAGCTCATCGAGCGAGGCCGGTAATGTAATAGACTGGACGGCGGGGCTGCTGACCTATAAAGGCGTGACATATAACATCGCCGCCGGCGCCACCGACAAGAAGTATATCTACTGGGACCCGAATTATACGACTATATTTCGTGACACCAACGATCTTAATGACGTATTTAATTCTAACGGGTGGGTGATGTGCATAAACGATGAAGGATCGTCCCATCCGGTCTACGGCCTGCCGGTCATACACGCCCGGCTGATACAGGCGGCGACTATAACAGCGGATTTATACGCCCAGCTTCGCCAGACTTACGTATATACTTATAACGAGCCCGGCCTGGATTCATCTCATCCCGCCGAATTTCCCTTCAAGATCGTATCGGAGATGACCTCGATAATATCGGTGCTGCTGTCGTTTCGAATAATGCCGTACAGGGCTTATTCAACGGCGGCGGCATCGGGGGGTGGTTCGACGCCTACAACCGATACCTCTTACGCTGTTACACAAAGTGCCACGGTCACTATAAATTCAGGCGGAACGTCTAATACTAATACCGGCTCCGGTTCCGGGACAGGTTCAAGTACTCCGTCAATATCAATTCAAAGCACTTACATCAGCAGTGTGCCGGGCTCACATGGTCACGGCACTACGGGAGGCAGCCATACACATACCGAATCAAGTCATTCGCATGGAATTAATTCTCACACGCATACTGCCAATGGGCATACTCATGTTATGAACGGTCACTATCATAATGTAACTATTGCACCGCACTCGCATGGCATAACTTACGGTCTGCATGAGGAGAGCAATTCGCCGACGGTCAATTTCAATATAAACAACGGCTCCGGCTTCGGAGGGGCATCGGGCAATTATACGACGGACCAGCTCGATATCGATATTACCTCGGACATAACGGGGACCGGGTGGAAGGCGATAAGATTCAATACGGACTTGCGGTGCCGGATTGCAGCAATAATAGAATGCAAGCTGGACGTTACAGCTTAGGAGAAATTTATGGCGGACGGAAAAACGGATTTCTGGATATTAGGGGCGATTATAACGGCATTGACCGGATTATATTATTTCTTTGTACGCCACGTATTCGGGCATGTCACTCCGGCGGAGTTCAGTGACTTTAAGAACAAGGTCCAGCTAAAGGAAAACTGCAAAGAGATAGTAAAACGGCTGGATGAAAATCACGTGAATGTATGTCAAAAACTGGACCGAATATGGGATAAGCTTAACGGAGAATAACTAATGGATTTTCCTGATTATCTATGGTGGGCGGATAATATTGTTCACGCCGGCGACGAGCAGTCTCGCAGGAGGCATTATTACGATTATTACTTCGAGAAGTATATGATCGCGAATCTGTTCGAGCCGCTGGTCATCTGCGAAATCGGTGTACGGTGGGGATATTCGGCGTACAGTTTTTTATGTGCCTCGGCCCGGGCCGATTATACCGGTTACGATATCGTAAACGGAGGGCACGGTGGAGTAAAGACGGACACCTTCGCCCATGTCAATCTTATGCTCAGGCAGAATTTCCCCGGCGCTAATATAAATCTGATCCACGCCGATACGCAGATGCTGGACCGGCTGGCGGGGCCTTACGATTTCGTGCACGTGGACGGCGATCATACAGAGGCCGGATGCCTGCACGATATCAACCTGGCCTTCGAGGCCTGCGTAAGCGGAGGGATTATTCTGGTGGATGACTATACGTATATAGCCGGTGTTAAAAGGGCGGTCGACGGATTTGTAAAAACGAACGAAAAGGACATAAGGAATTATCACAGTATCGCCTCTTTGAGGGGCGAATTTCTGATTATCAAGAAATAAATACGAGGTGGACATAATGGATTTGATAGATCTGGGTAAAGTCGTATTGCAGAGCAAGAGCAGGATAACGGTCGAGGATCTGGAGCTGCTGCAGAGGTGCTGCGACAAAATAGGTGCGGCATATATATTGGAGATCGGCTCGGCGGACGGCGGCTCGTCGGTCATATTGGGGGCAAAGGCCAAGGAAAGGAAGGGACATCTGTACTGCATAGAGCCTAATCCGAAACAAAAGATGGTGGATAATATGAAGCTGTATGATCTTGAAAATTATTACAGCCTGTTCAAGCTCGCCAGTCCCTGGGTACCGGATGGAGTTGTGCCGGACAATCTGGATATATTGTTTATAGACGGATATCACGAGGTAAGGTGGGCATTGGCGGATTATCATTATTTCGAGCCGAAGGTCCGGGCGGGCGGGATCATCATCTTTCACGATTATGAGGGCAACTGCGCAGAGGATAAGCGACGTGCCGGTTACGGCAGGCCGGGATATAGGGGACTGGTCCGCAGGGCGGTGCATATCATACTCGAAACGGACGGCGATAAACTCGAAGAGAACGACAGGTCGTATTCTAAGCTCGGAGGAGCGATTGCGTTTTTAAAAAAAGGTTAAAAGAATTTGAAGGGAGTCATTATGAAGATTGTGGTTACCGGCGGGGCCGGCTTTATCGGCAGATACGTATGTCAAAAACTCATAAGGGCCGGGCATAAGGTGGTTGTATACGATAATGTATCGCCGCAATTCGACGGAGTTATTCACTGCCCGGGTATGATTCAGGACAAGATAAAGATTACCGCTTTGATAAAGAACAGTGATGCGGTGATGCACCTGGCGGGATTACTGGGGACGGCGGAGACTATAGATGAGCCGGAAAAGCCTGCGGCGGTCAATATTACCGGCTCACTTTACGTATTCGAGGCCTGCAGGAAGTACCAGAAACGGTGCTGTTATATCGCCGTCGGAAATCATTTCATGCTCAATACATACGCCATCACCAAGACGGCCGCTGAAAAATTCGCGCTAATGTATAACGCCGAGCACGGGACAAAGATAGCGGTGGTGCGGGGCCTGAACGCCTACGGGCCGTACCAGAAGCATAAGCCGGTCCGCAAGGTGATACCGAATTTCGTTATACCGGCCCTGAAAAACGAGCCGCTTACTGTTTATGGGTCGGGCGAACAGATAATGGACTTTATCTATGCCGAAGACCTGGCGGAGATATTGTGCAGGGCGCTGCTTTGCGAGCATAACGTATACGATAAGGTGTTCGAGGCGGGCAGCGGGCGGAGGACCTCGATTAATTATATAGCAAAAAAGGTGATCAAGCTGGCCGGATCGAGCTCGGAAATTAGGCGTGAGCCAATGCGCCCGGGTGAGATTGCGGAAAGCGTGGTAATTGCCAATACAGCGACCCTGATACCGCTGGACTATAAGCTGTCGGAGATGGTGTCGCTCGCCGAAGGGCTTGAAAAGACAATTCGATATTACAGGGAAAATCTGGAGCATTATAACTGATGAAAATATTACATGAAAACCAAAATCCATCAAATGATCCAGTTTTAAATCGTCCTGTAAAATTTTGCGTAGATTGGTTTTGTGTTAACCAAAATTGTGAGTCTCATAAAATAAAAGGATTTGGTGATGGAGGCTCTCTTTATCCTCCCGGAAAAGTTGAATTTACGTGCGAATATTGCGGAAAACAAGAAACAGTTCTTATCTTTATATAAAGTGAAATATATATGAATATCTATTTTTTTACGGCGGTCGATGACAACACGGTATATCGGAAAGAGGCCGAAATACTTCTGGCCTCCGGCCGTAAATACGGGCGAAAAATACAACTTTACGATATTCCCAAAACAGAGAAGTGGAACCGGTACAAAGTAAAGCTGCTAAGCGGCACACTGCCGCCGGCGGACCGGTACGTATATCTGGATTCGGACTGTGTTCTTACCTGTCACGGTGACTGGGAGGCATGGGATTGCCAGGGCGGCTCGGACATACTTTATTACTGTCCGAAAGAGCGGATAAAACATACACAGGGTTTTATACGCAATCATACGGTGTGCGACGGTGATCCGGGGGCTTATGATTTTATAATGAAGACATGGCGGAATTTTTACTGCCCATCTTGGCGGAACTCCGGAGTTGTTGTGCTCGATGCGGAAATGCGACAGCGATTCATGCCTATATGGACCGATTGGCAAAATGTTATGGACCGGCATTCAGATAAAGGTGAAGTGGTCGGCGACGAGGCGGCGTTTATGTTCGCGGCGGCCGAGTTCGGCCTGCCTTTTCTGCCGCAGCGGTTCAACGGATTATGCAAGTGGCAGACGATCTACGACTGGCACGTGCTTATACATGCCGACGGTAATGTCACCGGCGATAAAAGAAAATCTTACAACAAAGCGGTAAAGGAGCTCGGATGAGTATTTTAGAAAAAACGCCTATATTAATGACTGCCCATCCGAAACAGCAGAAATGGTGGCGGTCGGTTCTGCTTTCCCTGGAGAATTACCCGGGACCGCTAATACTGAGCTATGACGATATCGATACCGAACAGATACCGCCGGACATATTTGAGCGATTCGAGAGTTGTGTTACTACCGGAGTGCCGGCGGGTACCTTGGGACATGCCAGGGGCGAACTGATATGTATCAAGAACGGGCTGGATATTATCGTCAGGCACTGGCCGGATTGCCATTTCCTTAAGCTTGGTTTCGACGAACCGGTATGGCGGTGGCGTAATATTCAGAAGCTTTACAGCGAGTTGGCTCATCACCGTATGAACGTGATCGATAATAATACCCGCCTGATCTTCGGACCGGCAAAATTACTACATAAGGCGTTCAGTTTATACGACCTGATAAAACTGCCAGCCAAACCGGCCGAATCGCATTATAAAAGTATTATTACGGAGATCGGGATTAAAAATAAAACAATTAAAGATTACGAATGGTGGAGATGGTTTCTGGGACTGACACATCTGCAGGGCGAATATGCGGCGAATCTGGGAAAACCGAACAGATATTCATGGGAGATCGGAGAGCTATGGGAACGGGAAAAAAGTTAATACTGCCCGAATGGACCGGTGAGTTGGGCTGGGAGGTCATGAGCTGGGTTCCTTTATGCCGCAGGATGGCCCAGGGGTATGATCAAATAATAGCGACGAGTTTCGAAGGGATGCAGGCCCTGTATGCCGATTTCGCTACGGAGTTCAGGGTTAATAATTCGGATGGCAGGTCGCTGGATTACCCGAAACAATACCGTCACGATGGCATATACTACAGGTACGGAGACGCCAATAAAGCGGATTATGCGCCGGATATACTGATTCATGCCAGGGGGATCCGGAGAAAGAACAGTATAAATTACCGCAGGTGGCCTGAGCTGGTAAAGATGATAAACGCTGTGGGAATGAGCTGCGCTTTTATAGGCTCGAAAAATGATTATCATCAGCCGGGGTATCTGGACCTGCGTGGAATTGCGTTACAGCGGCTTATGGACACGATCTCGGCGGCAAGGGTGGTAATCGGCGTATCGAGCGGAATTATGCATATGGCGGCTGCGTGCGGGGCGAATTTGGTGGTCTGGGGGGATGATCGAACCTATTTCGGAGAGACGCTGGAAAAACGCTATAAAATGACATGGAACCCGTTCGAGGTAAGGGTCGGATGGATAACGGCGACCGACTGGCAGCCGGAGCCGGAAATAATTATCAAAAAAATAGAATTAATTTCGCCGGTAAAAAAATACAAGGAAGTTGTTTAATGAAGGTAAAGCTTATAAATACGCAGTCGATGCTGGGGGACCGGCTAATGTTTACGCCGGTGGTCCGCGATCTTAAGGCGGCACATCCGGACTGGGAGATAGCGGTCGAATCGATAGGCCCCGAGATATGGTACAACAATCCGCATATATCGCATAATATGACAAAGCCGGACAAAAGCTTTAAAATCGGACCGGGAAAGGTAACGCACGGCTCGAAAACTAATGGGCTGCATATAACCGATGCGTTCAGGATTTCACTGCAGGAGAACCTCGGTGAGCAGATAAAACAGGGGCCATATAAGCCGGAGATATTTTTAAGTGAAGAGGAAAAAAACAATAAGCTTATAGATGGAAATTACTGGGTGATTAATACCGATACGGGGCCGTTTTCGGCGAAGCGGTGGTATAACCAGAGATTCCAGGCCGTTGTGGAAAGATTATATGATATTACTTTTGTCCAGGTCGGACTTCAGGCGGATAACGATTACAGGCTTAAAGGTCCGAATGTAATAGATCTCATCGGCAAGACCAAGATCAGGGAGCTGTTCAGTCTGGTATATAATGCCGATGGGTGCATCAGTCTCGTTAGTTCGCTTATGCATGTGGCGGCGGCGTTCGATAAGCCGTGCGTAGTATTGGCAGGTGGACGTGAGCCATCTACGTTCGAGCGCTATCAGAATCATAGATTTATCGATCAAATAGGATGCCTGCCGTGCTGTTCTAAATTGGCCTGCTGGAAAAATTCCATAACGGCATGTAAAAACAAAGTTCAGGTTACTAAAAACGAATTTAACGAGCGGGAAGAAATCGCCCGTTGTATGGATATGATTAATGTCCAGAATGTCGTGTACGCGGTTAACAGCTATTACGAGGGGGGAGTTCTGCAGAGACCTGAGCGGATAGAAATTGCAAAGAAAAAACCGCTTATAAGGATTATAACCAATGCCAAATGTCTGGGAGGGGCCGAACGATCCGTTATCGAGATAACAAAATTATTCGCAGATAATAAATGGCGGGTGGAGATATCGACGGCAGGAACCATGTGCGAAGAGTTCAGACAGGCAATGCCTGCAGGTACTATAGTAAGCAATCATGTTACCAGAGAATGCGATATTTTTCTGCTATACGCCTCGGATATGGTATTTAATTTTAATCAACCGCAATTTGCAGTATTTACTAATATAAAGGCCCGACGAAAAGTGATGGCCCTGACTTATAAAATCGGTAAGGCCGGTCAGGTGGATTGGACCAAGGGCTGGGACAAATATCTATTTTTATCGAGCGATCTTCGTGACGGATTTTTGAAAAAAGTATCGAATGCAGAAACGGAAGTATTAGCACCTGCGGTGGACATAGAACCATTTCTAAGGATCCAGCCGGATTATAATCAGTCACTGCGAATAGTAAGGCACAGCAGTCAGGGCGATAAAAAGTTTCCGGCGGATATTATTGATATATGCAGAAAAAGTCCGGCACATTTTTTCTTTATGCCGGCGGCAAGCTGGATGGGGATCGAGCGGAATATCAGTATTTCACCGTATCAATCGAATATTGAAAAAGTGGCTGAGTTCCTGAGTAAAGGAAATCTTTTCTGGTACCTTTTACCTGAAGGATATACAGATCAGGGGCCGCGAGTAATAGTAGAGGCTATGGCGGCGGGACTTCCTGTTATAGCGGAAAATAAAGATGGGGCAAAGGACAGGGTGACAACCGAGACCGGATGGCTTATAGACAGTCATGAAGAGGTGATTGATTTATTACATTCGATTGATTACGAAACATTGAAACGAAAAGGTAAAGCAGCCAAAGAGCGGGCAGAAAATATGTTTGTAGCCAATAAATGGTACGAATTGATTTCGGGGGGCATTAATTATGGCGACGTTAACACAAAATGAAAAAGCCAAAGTAAGACAATTTATGCAAGCAAAAGCTAACATAGAAAATGTACCAATAACTTGGGACAAAGACGAGGTAGATACGGCATCACAAGCATTTGAAAACAGTTTTGCGGCGGACAAACCTGATTTGGCGGCGGCTATAGAAAATGCCGCACCGGGAGTATTTAACGGAACTCAAAAAAAGTGGATTGGAGCAATAGTGCTTTATATTAATTATGTAAAGGATATAGTTTAATGGCTAATTTTTATTTACCGATTTTTAATAGCAGTGTTAAACCCGATTCAACAGGAAATGCAACTTTTGGGCCTCCGACTGATGCCGGCTTTACTAATGCATCTGAGCTAGCATTAATATTAAAGGACGATGCCTCTGAGTGTGGCGTATATTATAACGTTCCTGTGTTTATAGGTGGACTAACCGCGAGTGCCGCATCACTTGAAATATTATGGGGGATTAATTCCGGGACAACAGAAGAAGTTGCATTTCGTCATGATTACAAATGTGTTGCCGAGGATGAAGATCTGGATTTCGACCCTAAAAGCAGCAGTGATGAAAGCCATACCGGTCAATTAAGTGCAGCGCATGCGACAGCAAAAAGACTAAGAAAAAAATCTATATCATTAACTTACGGCAATTTTGTTGACGGCAAGATTTCTCGTGGTTGGTTCGGACGTGACAATGACGACGCGGATGACGATATCGCAGCTGATGTAGTTGTATTTGCGGCGTATATAAAGGTAACGGCTTCTTAATATGTCATTATTATTTGATGCAGCTAACGAGTATGTGGATTGTGGCAATAGTTCTGCCATAAACAACCTGTCTGCCGGTACTGTTTGTGTAGGTATTAATATTAACACTTTAGCCTCAGACGGTCATCTACTTGACAAAATGACCGCCTGGCCCGGTACGGAAGATTTTAATATGTGGTATGACGGTTCCGGTGACATAATTTTCACTGTTGGACGTGCAACCACAACGCTTGAAATTAAAAGCAATACAGGACCAATCTCGACAGGTTCATGGTATATAGTCGCCGGTGTTTGGGATATAGCCGGAGCTAATACTGACCAGAAAATATACATTGGCAACCAGTCTACCCCGATGGCCGAGGTAGGGGGTTATTCGGCGCAAACTGCGGGGGCTGGTAACCGAAATACTGGGACATCGGATTTAGGTATTGGTGCGCACGTAGGCGGCGACCCGGTGTGGGCTAACCAGGATCATATCATAGCTTTTGTCGGCATCTGGGATAGTGTCTTGTCATTGAACCAACTCAAACACCTCCAACGTCGCCCTCAAAACATCTGGGGCTGCAAAGGTTTATGGTTCCCCGGCAAGCACGGGACATCGACTGTGCCGGATTTAAGCGGACAGGGCAACAACGGCACAGTATCGAACGCAACGGCAAGCACAACAAATTTATCTCTTGGCCCATTATTTGGATATGATGAATTAATATATGAAGCATCATCATCCAGTAGCTCATCGAGCAGCTCGTCCAGTTCATCCTCCAGCAGCTCTTCGAGCAATTCCAGTTCGCAAAGCTCATCATCGAGCTCCAGTTCCCTATCATCGAGTTCGTCAAGTTCATCGAGCTCCAGCTCACTATCATCGAGTTCGTCAAGTTCGTCGAGCTCCAGCTCACTATCATCGAGTTCGTCAAGTTCGTCGAGCTCCAGCTCACTATCATCGAGTTCGTCAAGTTCGTC